AGTGGCGCGGGAGACGTTACTCTTACTGGCACACAGACTCTGACTAACAAAACTTTAACTTCACCTGTTCTGAGCGGAACAACTTCTACAACTTCGGGCAATATTGTATTGTCCCCGGCCACACAAATATTAGAAGTGAAAGGCGATGGTTCTAGCGTAGAAGGACAAATTAAACTTAACTGCCACGCCAATACTCATGGGCAAACGGTCAAGTCACAGCCCCACAGTGAAAATATTACCAATACAATGCTATTGCCAAAAGGCAGCAGCTCAACTTTAGTGAGTGAAGTAGGACTTGCCACTCTAACTGGCAAGACAATGGTAGATACAGTTTACGCTCTATCTGGTACAGCTTTCTTAGCTACGAATGGGGGCGTTCAGACCAAAACAGTTAGTGCTAATGTAACTTTTAGCGACTCCTTGGTTTCTGGTGATGCAATTGTCCTTATGCTTCAGTCGGGGGCTTCTTACACAGTTACTTGGCCCACAATGCAGTGGGTAACATCTGCTGGAAATGTCGCTCCTACTCTTACTGCTAAGGACACTATAGTTCTTTGGAAAGTTGGAAGTGTTCTCCACGGTGCTTACACAGGAAGCTACGTCTAATGGGTAAATTAGCAAAAGCACTTTCAGCATCAGCAGGAAACGCAGGTGGAGACAAGCTCTATGTCGAGGATGTCTTCTCGACTTATTTGTATACGGGCAATAGTAATTACAATTCAACAAATCAATACATCAACAATGGTATTGCTCTTTCTGATGAAGGAGGCTTGGTATGGCTTAAAACCCGTGGGACATTAGATTCTCATGCTTTAATTAATACTGTAAATGGGCCAACTAAAAAATTAAGCAGTAATTCAACAGACGTAGCAGCAGATGTTTCTGATTATTTTTCTTTTCCCGCCGCAGGAACGACAGGCTTTAATGTCTTGAAGTGGGGCTTCAATTTGGTAAACAGCACATACGCCTCATATACATTCCGCAAGGCTGAGAAATTTTTTGATTGCGTCAAATATTCTGGAAGTTCAAATGCCGCAGGAATTACTGTAGCGCATAATCTTGGCTCCGTTCCGGCCATGATTATAATTAAAAATTTAGACAATGATAATAGATGGTACGTCTGGCATAAAAGTTTTGCGAATGACGATTATTTATATTTAAACGAAACTTTTGCAGAAAACAATTATGGAGCATTTGCGTATTTAACAGCAAACCCAACTAGCACTACAGTATCTCTCGTTAGAGATGGCACTGTAAATTATGAAAATCAAGATTACGTCATGTATCTATTCGGAGATGAGGCTGCGTTTGGAGACGATGGCGATGAGTCTATGGTTAAGGTTGGGAGTTATACGACTGACGGCTCGGCAACTGCGAAGCATATTGATCTAGGGTTTGAACCTCAGTGGGTGATAAAGAAAAAAATATCAAGTGCAGATAATTGGGAAATGTACGACACTATGCGCGGATGGAGTGCCCCTAATGATACATACGGAGTTTCTAGCGCACAAGTTTTCCGTGCAAACTTGGCTAATGCAGAGGCCGCAACTACATCTAGTCCCGGCCCTACAGCCACTGGTATGTACTTTCCTACTGGAGGGCAAAGCACAAACGCTACATACATCTACATGGCTATTCGTATGCCAATGAAGACTCCTACGGATGGGACTGAGGTCTATATTTCCGATGATAAATTAAACGGTAACCCCAATTTCCCATCGCCTTTTCCAGTAGATTTTGCTTTGTGGAGAAGTACTGGTGGAGATGGTTGGAAAATTTCGTCTCGCTTAATGGGCAAAAGAACGTCTTATAACACTACTACTACTCCAATAGGCGATTCTAACGCTAGGTTTGATTATCAGGACGGGTGGTATGGCGGGAACGAACCACCTCCATACCAAAGCTGGATGTTTAAACGCGCCCAAGGCTTTATGGATGTGGTTTCTCACACGACTGCTTTAACAGGGACTAATGTACAAACTATTAAGCATAATTTGGGTGTAGCTCCTGAGTTAATTATTGGCAAATCAAATACCTCTGTAGATAATTGGTATAGTTACTCTGCTGCTATAGGCCTTGATTATGCGCTCTACTTTAATACTAGTGCGGCTAGAGCTTTTTACGCAAATGGGGCATGGTGGGGAGGCGTAGCTCCGACTAACACTCAATTTACTTACTCAACATTCTATGCGGGGAATTGGACGTATCGGCTCTTCGCCACACTAGCGGGAGTAAGCAAGGTCGGCAGCTACACGGCAAACGCTAACTCAACCAACATCGCCTGTGGCTTTAGTGGGACTGCTAGATTCATTCTTATTAAGCGTTATGACGCGGTTGCAGATTGGTATTTGTGGGATTCGTTTCGCGGAATCTCAGCAGCAGGCTCGAATGATCCATACCTATTACTAAACTCCGCAAACGCTCAAGTTACTAACACTGATTACATAGCCCCATACGCAGGTGGATTTAATTTAACTACGAACGGCTCCAGCACAATAAACGTGTCTGGCGGTTCATACATATTTTTAGCAATCGCATAAGGAAACATAACGATGGAATATAGACTTCAATCAGACGGATCGCTCAAAACTCAAGGCGAAATCCGACAACTTAACTCTAACTGTTCTTTCCCGCGTGTTTGGGATGCAGATGTCTGCGCTGACTTAAAAATCGATCCCGTTTTTGCAGCACCCAAGCCAGCGCCAAGCGCAGCCTATAAGCAAGTAGGTCGTAACGGCGTTGTACAAGACGCAAGCGATAATTGGGTAGAGGCTTACATTGAAACAGATATGTTTGCCGACACTACAGACAAAGACGGCGTAAAGACTACTAAAGCAGAGCATGAGACTGCTTATCAAGCTCGACTAGATGCTACCGCCGCAGCTTCAGTACGCACTACTCGCGATACTAAAATTGCAGCAAGCGATCACATGGGACTTAGCGATAATACTATGGCGGCTGATTGGAAGACTTATCGGCAAGCTCTTCGTGATATTACAGGTCACGCCAAATTTCCATCCCTAACCGATTCGGATTGGCCCACAGAACCTTCAAAAGCAGCAGCTTAAAACCGATGCAATTAAACAAAATTGTGAGGAGCCCTGTGCAATCATATTGAGGTGAAAAATGATCACTGAAATTGCACTTTTGATAAAGGGCTTGGACACCGCTATGAATCTCATAGAACGGGGTTTCGAGACTAAGCGTAAAATCACTGACCTCGGAAATGAGGTTGATAATTTTTTCCTTTCAAAAGAAAAGCTCGAAGAGTGTCTCGAAGAAGAAAAAAAACAAGGGACGTATAGTCGATCACCAATCGAGCAGGCGATGTTTGAAGATCGAATTCGGGAAAAGATCGAAAAACACATGCAAGTGCTTTCCAAAGAATACTCACGGCAAGGAAAGTCCCACATTTTTGCGGGATTAAAACGCAGAGCAGCCAACATCGAACGTGACCGAGTTTTCGAAACAAACTTAAAAAAGAAACGTGCCAAGGCTAAACAGCAGCAAACGTCTGATGTAATTTTTACTATCAAATTATTTGTGGGTTTATTAGCTATTTTAGTCGGTATCTTTGGAACGGCTTTTTACATAATTGGGGAATAGAATGGCGCTAGTAGAATTAGAGATACCGCCAGGGCTTTATAAAAATGGAACTATCTACCAGGCTTCCGGGCGATGGTACGATGCCAATCTGGTACGTTGGTTCGAAAACTCCCTTCGACCAATCGGGGGCTGGCAAACAATGTCATCTACAGTATTCAATGATATCTCGCGAGGGATGCATGCGTACTATGACAACTCCAATCAGCGTCGAGTTATAGTCGGTACAACCTCAAATCTGTATGTTTATGCTGAAGGAAAGTCTCAAAGCGATATTACGCCTACCGGGATAGCCACAGGTGCTACAGATGCTACTGGGCAAACAGGGTATGGATCTCAGTTCTACGGTGAAAATACCTACGGAACCCCCAGGCCCGATAATCAAACATATGATCCCTGCACAACTTGGACTATCGATAACTTCGGTGAAAACGCAGTTGCGTCGAACACCACTGACGGGAAGGTCTATTATTGGCAGAACGATGTAAATACTATCGCTGCACAACTATTAAATTCTCCAACGTCTAATCAAGCAGTTTTAGTCACTGATGAACGATTTGTTATGTGCCTGGGAGCTGGGGGAACAACAAGAAAGGTCCAGTGGAGTTCGCAAGAGAATCCAGAGCTCTGGGCTCCTGCAACGACCAATTCAGCCGGGTCCATCGAGATCGCCTCAGACGGCCAAATCAGAGCAGGTATCGTTGTGAGAGGGCAAGTGCTGGTCCTAACTGACTCTGACGCACACGCCCTGTCCTATGTCGGATCACCGTTCTATTACACCCCGGAAAGAGTTGGCTCAAATTGCGGAATCATTGCGGCGAAAGCTGTAGCGGTCACAGGAACATCTGCCTTCTGGATGGGCGAGAAATCATTCTTTAGGTATGACGGCGGGTACACGGTCCCAATCACAAGTGATGTCAGTGATTTCGTTTTCACAAATCTCAACGAGGTCCAAAGAAGTAAAATTTGGGCAGTCGTAAATGGTCAATACAACGAAATTTGGTGGTGGTATCCATCCACTTCATCCACTGAAATCGACTCCTATGTGGCGTTTAATTTTGACAACGACACTTGGACTATCGGATCTCTTGCTAGAACGTCAGGGGTTGATGCAGGAAGCTTTCAGAATCCTATCTGGGCCAGCACAGATCACAAAATCTATGAGCAGGAAACCGGGTTTGCGTATGACTCAGCACAACCTTTCGCTGAATCTGGAGCTCTGCAAATCGGGACGGGCGAGAGATTGATGAACGTCAACGAATTAATCCCTGATGAGAAAACGTTGGGTAGCACGACAGTCATTTTTAAGACTGCAAATTTTCCCACAGGCGCTGAAACTACCTCCGCACCATTCTCGATGGCAAACCCAACCTCCATACGCCTTAGCGGTAGACAAGTTCGCCTCCGCATAACCGGAAACACACTAACGGATTGGCGTTACGGAAACGTCAGACTTGAGGTCACGGATGGATCGCGGCGATGAAGCTAACTTTACCTTCCCCGACCTATTCTGCGACTCAGAAAGCGAGTGATAATTTTCAGTTAGAGCAAGCAAATAGGCAGAATCACAAACGCGACCAGGATGTCGAAATCGGCACAGCGAATATTATTTTAACTAGCCCAAATGGAACTCGATATTCCTTGAGCATCTCAAATGCTGGCGTGATCAGTACGGCGGTTACCTAATGCCCTTAGAGATAGGTTTAGGGCCAATTGGTGTGGCTGTTTCGGCTTTTAACCTTATGAAAAGGTTTTCTGCTGGTGGTGGCCGTGATTTGCCGCCTCTCACTCCAGCGGAGAAAGTTAGTCAGCAATTAAATTATTTCAATCAGATGGATTCATCTGCTAATTCACCTGGAGCACAAGAAGGCGCGGCTGAAGGTCAGGATGCAACCTACAATGACCTTTTGCAAAACGCCACCAACGTTGGGGATCAAAATTTAATAAATTTGGTTCTTAATGCAGGAAAAAATTCAGACTTTACGACCCCAGATAATGGCGTTAAGACAACTGGAACGTTCTCACCGTTCAGTAATGACCCTCAAGCTGGTCCTGTATCTGGAGCTCCCGCAGCCAGTGTAGGAACTGCTACCACTGGAACTAATCCTGTCGGCTCTGCGGCAACTGAAATTTTTAATGGTGCGGATAACACTAATGACCGCAATAAGCAGGTCCAAGATATTTTTGACACTGCGGGTACCCCAACGCAAGCAGTAGATCAAATCGTAGATTTATACGGAGATGACCAGGCTGGGGCTACCGACATGATCTTGTCGCAGTCAAATGATCGAGAGCTCACTCCAGCAGATATTTCAGACAACTATATAACTGATGACGGGCAACCTTTCCCGTATGACGTTCTTATTAAAATTCTGCAAGGTATGCCAGACAATCCTGACGCGGCAGATATTTTAGCGCGAGCTCCGGCTGCTGGTCCAGATGGCGCTTTTGATTCTGACGTACCAGTACCAGGAACAGGAACACTACCTGGAGCAGGACCAGCAGGACCAGCAGGACCAGCAGGAACAGGACCAGCAGGAACAGGACCAGCAGGAGCAGGACCAGCAGGAACAGGACCAGCAGGGGCAGGACCAGCAGGAGCAGGACCAGCAGGAGCAGGACCAGCAGGAGCAGGACCGGGTGGAGCAGGACCAGGAACAGATGGACCAGGAACAGATGGACCAGGAACAGATGATAGTTGCCCACTTGGGCAGGTCAGGATAAATGGTGAGTGTGTAGATATTCCTACAGTCGTAGGACCAGATGGACCAGGAACAGATAACAGTTGCCCACTTGGGCAGGTAAGAAATGTAAATGGCGAATGTGTGCCTATTACAAGTTTGCCAGAAATCGATGGGCCAGAAGTTGAGGGTCCAGATCTGCCCGAAATCGGTGGGCCAAAATTAGCAACAGGAGGCGGTATGAGTTTATCGGATTTTTTTAGTAGCAGCAGGATCACTGACAGATCGACAGATCCACTGTTTCGCAAAGGCGCGGCAAGTCTGATGGGGTCACAAGACGTAACCGACAATCTCATTGGTCGATTAAACAGCGGCTATAGCGATTACACCGGAAATCGATTTAACACCGGGCTGAATGCTGACCAGACAACACTCGCCACAATGATCCGAAATAATATTACAGATCGTCCGGGTCAGGCTATTTTCGATGACTCGCTTGCTTCGTCAAGAGGCATAAGTGATATTTCAATCGATCCGATAACTGGTGCATCTGTAGACGCGCAAGCCAAGCCACTTCAGACTGCTGGTAGAAAACGCATCGACGATATTGTTGCCGAGCAATTTTCGGGTACGAACTTAGATCCGTACATGAATCCTTACACCAAAAATGTGATAGACACTTCTCTCAAAGACATTGAGAGAGCGAGACAAATGCAGGTGCTTCAGAATAATTCCAACGCAACAATGGCAGGGGCGTATGGCGGGGACCGAGCGGCTTTGGTAAATGCGGAATCAAACCGAGCCTCCCAAGACGTCGCAGCGAGAACAGTTGCTGACCTTAGAGATCGCGGTTTTAACGCAGCAGCAGACCTTTACGGGCAAGACGCAGATCGCTCGATGCAAGCGCAAGAAGCCAATCAAACGGCTGACATTCAAACTGTTAGAGATTCAATGGCTCTTGGGCAGGATTCTGAGCGGATGAATCAGAACACAGATCTTAGAGCGGCTCAAGACAACCAGCTCAACCAACTTAGGGCAGCTCAGAACCTGCTTAATGCTTTTGAGAGTGGAACAGATGCTTACGGCGGCTATATGGATGATTTTGCTGGTTTAGGTGACAGCCTCGACGCTCGATCCCAGCGAGAGAAGGATTTCAATTTTAATGAGTTCTTAGCGGGGACTGATTACGACCAGGACATGATTGACAATCTGATTCGTTTATTTTCCACCGCACCGAAAAGTGAAAGAACTGAAGAGACTGTAGATCGTGGGTTAGCCGGGGATATTTCTTCTGCAGTAGGTGCTTTTGATGATATCGGCAATCTCTACAATGCAGGCAAAGATTTCTTGTTTGGTGGCAATGATACCAAGGCTACTATAAATAGGGGCAGCGGCGGCTTTACTTTGGGCGGCATTTTAGGCGGCTAATAAGGAATTATTATGAAAAAATTATTAGACAGAATTGGCGGTGCTCTGGAAAAGGGCGTGGGTGGATTAGAAAACGTTGGAAGTGGCATAGGCTCAATACTTGCTCAAATGGGCGGCGCTTACGCACCTGGCGATCTCGATCTAAACGATAGGCAAAAGAGAGGACTTCTTTCTGCGAACATCTCAGATCGGATTTACGGTCCCGGCGCTAACGCTACTCCGCAAGCACCTCAGTTCTTGAATGATATTCGGGGGGAACGTTCGATTTCTTCTATGCGGGACTCTATTAACGCTATTCCTGGGATGAGCGTGGAGGATAAAAATATTCTCAACTCCTTGCCTCCAGGTCAGCAAATGGAGTTTATGCAAAACTTGATGGAAAGCAGATTTGCTCCTAACTCTTCGGACCTCCCTTCTTCTGTTCGCGAATACCAATTTTACCAAGGTCTGGGTGGCACACCAACAGGTGAA